TGCCGTCATCCACGTCGTCGCCACGCGCTGCGAGCTTCTCGTCGGGCGTCTCTTCGGTCAGCCCCATCTCGTGCCGCCATGACTCGTCATCAAGCTTCTCGCCGGAGCCGTCGAGCGTGCCCGCGCTGTCCTTGCCGTCGCCCGTCTCTGCGTCGTTGTCGCCCATCGCGAACGAGAAGCCACCTGCCTTGAGCGCTTCTTCGGCGAGCCACCACGCCATCACGGTGTCGTCGTGCTCGCCGATGCCTTGGAGCTTGCCATCGACGAAGCCGAACTGCGTCGCCTCGCTGAGCCACGTGTCGATCATCTCGATCGTGTACGGGTCGTCCGCCGAGTGAGGGATCGTGTACTTGCCGTTCTCCAACAGGATGCGCAGCGACGGGATGCCCTTGTCGAGCGGGTTCTTGTTCGTCGCGTGCGTGACGAACGGCTTCACGGGGAGATCACTCGTGCGCTTCATCTCGTCCGAGAAGATTCGTTGGAAGAGGTTCGCTTCGATGAAGATCAGGTTCGGGTCGTAGCGTCCTGCGACCATCCTGATCAGATCGAGTTGCTTGCGGAACGGCAAGCCCTTGCTGCGCACGATGTCGAGCACGTAGCGCTGGCCCTGCGTGTCCTTCGCGAGCACGAAGAGCACCGTGAAGTCGGCGCCGACGCTCGCAGAGAGCGCGAGGTCCACGCCCATGTAGACCATCCACCCGCGCTCGCGTAGCTCGGTGCGCGTCGGGCGCAACTTCATCTTCGTGTCGTAGAGCGGCGGGAACAGGTAGCTCGGGAAGATGCTCACGTCGTCCGTGATCGGCTCGCACATGATCTCGCGAGCGAACGACACACTCCCGATCTCTGCGCGCTTCGCGTAGAGCCCTGCGAGGGTCCACCTCCATGAGAAGAGCGCCGCGTCCTTCCCGTTCTTCTTGATGATGCCGGGGTAGCGCCGGAACGCGTAGCGCTTGTTCGTGCGAATCCATCCGTACAGATCGACGGCGTGGAATGGCGTGCCGACCACGATCAACTGCCCGTCGGGGGGCGGCATGTTCACGATCGCGCTCTTGAAGTACTCGATGTTCTTGCGGCGCGTCGTCTCGCTCCACAGATCCTCATCCGAGAGCACGTCGTCGCACACGACGTACTTCGGGTGTCGGCCGCGCGTGCTCTTGCCCCACGACACGCATCGGATGCGCGAACCGTTCGTGAGGCGCACCTCGCTCATGTTGAGGCGCATCTTCGGGTCGCGCTTCGCCTGCTCTTGCGTAGGCACGAGGTGCGCGAGGCTCGCGATGTCCACCATGCCGCGCAGGTTGTTGCGCCCGTAGAGGATGATGTTGAGGTACTCCATCGCAGACTCTTGCGTCTTCGAGAAGAGGTACACCTCGCATCCGGGATCCATCACTGCGCGCCAGATCGGGTACGCGTACGTGAAGAACGTGCTCTTGCCGTGATCGCGTGCGGCGATGACGCCGATGCGATCGTGCTCGTTCACGAGGTCGCCCCATTCGAGCATGTGCTGCCCGATGACGATGCCGAGCACCTCCTTCGCGAACAACGGCAACGACTCGCGCAGCATCCCCGTGTAGAGCGTGCGGAAGATGGGGTCCATCTTCACGCTCGGCGCGCGCACAGTCGTGCGCTCGTCGGTCCACTCGTGCAGCGGAGTCGTCGCAGCCTTCATCGTCGTGCGGGCATCCTACAGGGCGAGACGACGCGGCGCACGAACTTGCGGAAACCGGAGCCACGCGAGGCTCAGCAGGTACAGGTAGATGGGCGAGTGCGGAGAGAGCGAGTGCGCCGTCATGCGCGCGAGCAGTCGGTCGCGCGTGCGCATCACGACGAGGAACTCGGTGCCCGCGTCGTAGCTCTTCGGGATTCGCACCGCCTCGTTGATCACGTCGCACGCAAGCGTGGCGTGTGCGCGGATGAGCGAGACGCGCCGCCCGACGAGCGCGTCCAGCTTTGCCACCTCACGCGGGTGCGCGCGCGACCACGCGTCTGCTTCGCGCATCTCGTTGCGCTCGGCGCGCGTGAACTCGCTCACGTCGCCCGCGAGCCACAGGCGGCGGCGCCGCTCGCCGTACGTCTCCGCGTGCTCGCGCATCACACACACACATCCCACTTCGCGTCATCGACGACGAAGGGCACCTCGTAGGCGAACTTCGAGAGCGCGCGCACTCGCGCTCTGACGCGCTCTTGCTCTTCCGGCGTGCGGGCTTCGAGGAGCCCCCACAGCGTCGCGAGGCGCCCTCCGCTGTTCGGCAACGGTGCGAGCGTGAACGCGAGCGCGACGCGTGCCTCGCCGTCTTCTGGCTCTGCATCGATCGCTTGGTCGCGCTGCCACATGCCTGCGTTCATCGGTGAGTACAGGAACTCGGACGGCGGCTTCTCGTTCCACTCGTCGCGCGTGAGCTTCTCTTCGCGATTGAGGATGACCGTGAGCGCGTGGTGCTTGTAGGGCTCGCGCACGTCGGTGCCTCTGCGCAGCACCTCGAACTTCACCGAGAGCACGCCGTGCTCTTTGCGAGCGACGTACTTGCTCTCGCGGATGTCGTAAGCGCGCACGGGGCCAGCGGGGCGTGTCTCGATCTGCGTCTCGATCTTCTCGTCGCGGTGACTCCTCCACAACCCGCGCGTGAGCGCTACGAACTCCGCGGCATGCGCGCCGTCGATGTACGCGCGCACTTCGTCGCCCAGCCACCAGTCGCCTTGCTGTATCGGCGCTTCGAGCATCCGCCACACGTTGTCGAGCGTGAGCAACGTGCAGCGCCCGAGCAGCGACGACGCCTCGGGATGCTCGACCTTCGAGCCGGAGCGGCGCTTCCTCGCGCGCAGGTACGAGAGGAACTCTTGATCGTTCATCTCTCCGAGCTTGCGCGCGGCTGCCACGTCACGCCTCGGGGTCAGAAGTGCTCGGCCCACGTTCTGCGCGATCGTGCATCGTCTTCACGACTTCGTTCACGCTCATGAGGATCTGCGTCACGACGGGCAGCCCGAGTTGCTGCACTACCGAGATCGGCAGCACACCCGAGAGCATCGCGCAGATGCCCGCTGCGCTCGCGAGCACGTACTTCATCGCGCGGAACTGCGCGGACTGCCCTTGCGCGATGACGAGCGAGTGCGTGCGCGGCTGGCGGATGCGCACCCACTCCCATAGAGGGTCGGTGTCGTCGGGCGCGATCTCGAAGCGCGCGCCTTCGGTCAGTTCGTCTTCGGTGAGCCCGATCTTCGCAAGCTCGGCCGCGCGTTCGTCCAGGCTCATGTTGCCGTCGTCGATGCTCATCTAGCCCTCCCCCTCACTTCTACACGATGCTACCGGAGCAGCGCGAGCGCGTTCTCGACGGTCTGCACGACGACGCACCGCGGACTGAGGATGTAGCCGTTCGTGTTGCCCACGAGGATCGGCGGCATGCGGCACCACGAGTGCTGTTGCAGGATCGGTTGGTCGCCTCTGATCATCTGGTCTTCGGTCGTGTCCAAGTAGACGAGCGAACGCGCGACCGCGTAGCCGATCTCACCCGCTGCGCCCGACGAGAAGCCACCGTCACGCTTGGCGATGATGATGGTGCGATCGGCCACCTCGATGCCCGCGAGGTTGCGGTCGCAGCACTTCGCCTTGAAGTCGGGCGGCACCTCCGCGTCGCTCTTCCATCCGCGACTGCGCGCTTCCGCGATGCGCTCCCACCACGCCTCGGTGATCGTGTGGCCCACCTTCACGAGCAGATCGCGCGCGCTCAGCACGCGCTCGACTTCTGCGCTCGCACCGCCGAGGTAGATCCTCACTGCCCGCCCTCGGTGAGCACACAGTGGATCGCATCCTCGCTCATGAGCGCGAGTTGCCCCGGCTTCGCGTACGTGCTCGCCGTCACGTCGTAGCCGAGCACGTCGTCGATCACGAGACGGATCTTGTACGCGTCGAACAGCACCACGTCGCCCGGCTTCACGTCCACCTGCACGAGCACGCCACTGTCGAGCGTGCGGCCCTCGCCGACCGCGAGCACCTCGCCGCGGTTGTCGCGGCCCGTCGTCTCATGATGCATGAGGATGATCCCTCCCTTGCTCTTCTCGGGCGGGGGCAGCACGCGCACGAGCACGTTGCTTCCGATCGGCTTCACCTTGTCACGCTTCTTCGTCGTCATCTCATCCTCCTCTTTCTCAGACATCTGAGGCTCGCGCGCGCTCGATGGTCACGCTGCCGTGCGGAGCCGCGAGCATGATCGTGTTGGCGCTCTTCGCCGGGCTGTCGCTCGCGCGCTTCTGCACGTGCAGCCGCGCATGGATGGATGCGATCAGCGCATCGAAGCCTCGCGAGTCGAGCACGACGCGCACGACACGCCCTGCGTTCATCGTGTCGAGCGCGACTGCGTTGATCAGCGCGATCAGCGCATCCTCGACGTGATGCTGGCGCACGGGCTGCGTCGGTTCGTCATCTCGGTCGGCCATGGGGGATCTTCTACACGATGTCGGAAGGAGCGCCCGCGCACTCTCGCGAGCACGTGAAGAAGCACACGACTTCGGCGCCGAGGTCGCGCCTGCGGTGCTCGGGCACGAGCTTCGTCGTGTACCACCACTGCGTCACTTCGGGCTCCATGAGCAGCGGCTCGCCATGCATGCCCATGCGCCACGTCTCCGCGCGCTTGCCGCACACGCAGATGTGCACGAAGATCGCGCCCGTGAACTTCGTCTCCGGCGAGACGGTGGGCAGCATGCGCGGCGCTCCCTCCATGTCGCCGCGGACGAGAAGCCAGAACGCGCGCCAGCGGTAGAACGCTCGCGCGCACGCGCAGAGCACGCCGCCCTCTTCGTTCACGAAGCAAGGATGCTGCTGCCCGCACCCACGCTTCGCTCGGCCGATGGTCGCGAGGTGGTTGCGGATGTGCTCTTCGCGCGTGCGCATGCGTTCGAGCAGCGCTGCGTCCTGCAACGCGTGCGCCTGCTTGATCGTATCCACGATCGAGTAGTCGCCCTCGATCCAGTGACACGCAGGGCATCCCCACGGTCCGCCGATCGTGCCGATGCCCACGTCCGCCTCGTCGCGCTCGCACGTCGTTCCGCACTTCGGGCACTTGAGGTCGCTCATACGCTCGTCTCCTTGATCTCACCTGCTTCACGCTTCGCACGCAAGCGCGCGCGCAACGCGTCGTCGCCCATCTCTGCGGGCGGCATGTTCTCGACGACGCGCAGCAACGCACGCTCGCTGCGCTGCGCGGCCGAGAGCTTCGTCTGCGCGAGCTTCGCTGCGCGTCGTGCGAGCGCGAGCTTGCGCGTCCACTCGTGCACCTTCGCGCTCGCCTTCGCGAGCTTGTCGCTCGCGCTCGGTGCTCGCTTCACGCGCTTCGGCTTCGGTGCGGGCTTGTCGAACATCTTCGCAGTCGCGGGCGCGTCTTCAATGAAGTGATCCCTGATCACTTCGCGCTCTTTGGGCGTGAGCTTGCCAGGGTGGACGATGCCCTCTGCGAATCCGATCGCGTGCCCGCAGATCGTATACGCGCGGGCGAGGTGCACGTGGTTGCGCGCGCTGCCGTTGATCCACGGCGCGCGCAGGATCGTCGTGTGCCACCTGATCAGGTTGAGCGTCATCGGCACCGTGAAGCGAATGCCGCGCGAGCGTTGCAGGATCTTCCGCACGACGAGGATGACCGCGAGGATCTCCGCGCCGTCCCATCCGAACGGTACCTTGTGCGCTGCGCGCTTCATCGCGGCCGAGCCTTTCCGAAGTTGCTCAGAGTCGGCGCGAACTTCCCTGCCTTCTGCATCGCCTTCCGCATCACCTGAGCCCTCGGCCGGCCCGACCAGGT